GTATGTAATCCTGAACCATTCCATTCTCCTGTTGTGATTGGTTTAGGGTGTAACTCAATTGCTACCGAATATCTTTCAGAAATTTTATTTAAGAAATAACGAGACATCCATAAATCGTCAGCACCTTTTAATTTACCTTTAGAAAATATTTGATATTCCCATTGACCCAATGCAACTTCTGCGTTCGTTCCTTCAACATTGATACCATAGTTTAAACACATATCTAAATGTTCATCACTAATAAGTCTACCAACAACATGACCACCAACACCACAATAATATTTTCCTTGTGGGTCAATCATCCCACCATTTTCAAAACCCAATACAGGTTGGTTATGTCCTGAACGAATAAAATATTCTTGTTCAAATCCAATCCATAAATCTTCATCTTCATTTCCTAAATGGAATCTTTGATTTGATTTGTGTGTTCCACCATTACCATCAAGTACCTCACACAATACATAGACTGTTGGGTAATCATCTTTACTGTTTTCGTTTTTATAAAATCTAACCGGTTTTAAATAACAATCGGAGAAGTTACCCTCCGCCTGATTTGTTGAACTTCCATCAAATCCCCAATTAGGAATTTCACTAATGACTAATCCAGTATTTGTTGGATTATAATCGACAACTTTAATTTTGCTTCTAAGATTTGGTTCGGGTAAACAACCATCTAACCAAATGTACTCAAATTTTATTTTCATATATTACTTTTTTGAATATGCTTTTTGTGATTGAACTCCCGCCATGAATATTAACCATCTAATAGTTAATCCCCAAGAGGGTGTGTAAACTCCAGTTTCTAAAAACTCATATTTATGGTAGTAAAAAACTGGTGTTGGGATTAAAAACCAATGATGTTTCTTTTTAATAATAAAGAAATCGGTTATCCATTTTTCTTGTACTTTATCCATTTTTTTTATTTTTTAAATAATCAAGTATGATATTAAAAGAACCTAATGAGATAATACCAAACCCGAAATATTTTTCAAGTTCAACATTATCAGTTTGTAATCCGTACTTCTCAATTAGAATGCCCGTCAATATCATCATTATGTATATGATTCTTTTTATTTTCATTGTCTTTTAATTTTTCTAAACATTTATATATGCAATGGGATTCCAAGATACTAAAAGCACCCTGTTTATTTGCATGATTAAGAGCCATTTCAAGAATGGCGTGTGAAACTTCGGGTTTTAAATTGTTGACAAATACGTTCAAATCTTCTTTTTCATCGTATTCAAACTCCCCACCAAATAAAAATTCACTCATATTGACAAATATATGAAAAAAAAACGAAAAGACAAAATATTTATTTAAAATATGTCGGTAATAATAAACAACAAACTATACTCAGCAGAATACTTATCCACAACTGAGGAAATAACCAAAGGTATGATGGGTAGACCTTCATTAGAAGGTTGTATGGTTTTTAAAATGGGAATGGGTCACCATTCATTTTGGATGAAAAATTGTCTAATACCGTTAGATATTGTATTTGTAAATAAAAATAGAATCAACGGTATTCATCTAAACTGTCCATTGGTTGACCGACACAGAATGACACCACCAAAATATACAGGTATAGGTGACCATGTTATAGAATTTCCAGCGGGTACCGCTAATGACTTTAAGGTTGGGGATAAGGTTAATATGTACTTAGGTACACCTAAGAACCCGGTTCAGTAAACAATTTTAATTGTTTTTTTTCATCTCTATGACCATAGATTCTACCCATTGCTATGTTTGTGTAGTTTTCTGATAGTTCGAAACCGATAAAGTTATCTTTATTACCCAAAACTTCATTTGCTAAAAATGTTGTACCACTACCCGAAAACGGGTCCATGATAATATCATTTTTAAATGATAGGATTTTAATTGCTTTCATTGGGATATCCAAAGAATATGTTGCTTTAGTTAGTGATTTGGTATCGTTAAAGTACTTCCATTGACCAAAAACAAGTTCCATAAACTCATTTTTATCTTTATCCTCGTAGATTCTTTTATTTTTTACTTTACCTTCCTCATCTTCAACTTGAGTTGTTGTGTAATCCCAAAAAGGAAGACCTTTAGAATTTTTCTTATAGTCCTTTTTATATGCGAGAATTACACATTCTTTAGGGTTGTAAATGTAAGGTGAAGAAGATGACATCCAAGAACCCCAAGCCGTAGTTTTTGAACGGTGTGGAGAATCTTCCTCTAAATCTACAATACCAAAGAAACCGAAACCAATTTCTTTCATTATTTGCCAAAATTCGGATGCGATGAATACTCTACCTCCTCGTTCTCTAACATTAACTTCATATGGTATGTTTAATGCAACCCTACCATCATCCTTTAGTGTTCTATAAACTTCAGATAACCATATTTTACACCATTCAAAGTAATCATCCATAGGTTCGTTGTCAATGTGTACATCATATGAAATACCAACATTATACGGACAACTTGTTACCACTAAGTCCACACAACTGTCAGGTAGTTGTTTCATACCCTCAACACAATCAATATTGTGGATTTTATTCAACATTTTTTTAAATTCAGGTAAATTTTTTATTTTGTTTTCCATTTACTATTTGTTTTCTATTTGATATCTTTCGGTAAAGGTAAGTAATAAAAAACAATAAAACAAATATTTATAAAAAAACATTAAAATTATGGGATGCGGTATCTACAAAATAACCAATAAATTGACCAATAAGGTCTACATTGGGAGTAGTGTGGTTATCTCAAATCGAGAGTACAAACATTTTTGGATGTTACAAAAAAATATTCACGATAACTCACATCTACAAAAATCATTTAACAAACATGGTCGGGATAATTTTATATTTGAGGTTGTTGAATATTGTTTGGAATCTGAATTAATTGAAAAAGAAAATTATTATATAACATTCTATAAATCAAACGAAAGTAATTTTGGATACAATTTAGCAACCGTTAATGAATTTAGGAGAAATACATATAACACCGAAGTTAAAGTTAAACTATCAAAACATAATCTAAGTAAAAATGGAAATATTAACACATTTTCATTAACTAATATTAAAACTGAAGAAACTTTTATATTTGATAATTTAGTTGACGGTGCTAATTACTTAATTGAGTATGGGTTCGCTAAAGGTATCCCAAGGAATGTGAGAATGTCAATTTCAAATTGTTTAAGAGGTGTAAAACTAAACAATGGTTACAAAGGTTCTATAAGAAAAACCTGTTATAAACATAAATTTAAAATAATAAACTAAAATAAAACAAAAAAAACAAAAATTATGGCTGGATGTGGATGCAAAAAAAAGAATAATCAACCAAATGTTGGGAATTCACAAGTAACTATTCAATTAACTGAGGGTGGTAATCAAATTCAACAACAAGTTAATCTTATGGAACAACAAGTTGACCAATTAGTTAAAAAAATTGACGAAATTAACGATACGTTAGATACACCTATTTCGGAATAACAACACCAAACATTTATCGGACATTGTCCGATATTTTTTACCCTATCCGTATATATAATTTATATACCGATATAAAATTTACATACATATATATAAAATGAGTAGCAACACAAATACTAAACTTACTAGCGTAAAAATAATTGATAGAAATTACTATGAATTTAAGAAAGTAACTTTAGAAACGGATTTAACCTTACAGAAATTTGTAAATAGGTCAATAGATTTATTTTTAAAAGATTCCGATTTTAAAGATAAGGTACAACAACACGAGACGGGTGGTGTTAAGAACTCAAAATATTAAGTCATTAATATTTGTTATTGTCATTAATTTTTTATATATTTCAACAATGTCATTGTCAAATTTCAAATTATTGTGTGGTCATAGATTACCTGAAGTCGAATTAAATATTCGAACAGTTGAGGTTCGTAATGGTGTAAGGAGAATTAGAGCTCAATGGACACCAGAAATGGTTCAGGATTTAAATGTAAACCATAATATTGACGCCGAAGCGGAATTAATGGCAATACTAAACCAAGAACTAACCGCAGAAATTGACAGGGAAGTAATTCGAAATATAATGAGACCAATTGTCGACGACTTAGTATCCGTTCAACCGATAGGTGTACCTACCGGTCAACTTTTCTATATGGAACATGTTTATGATGGATACAACTTTAAAAAATTTAAATTATTAAAAGGATGATAACAATAGGATTTTCAACAAGAGAAGATAACCCCAAGTATGTGGACTATATACAGAAAACATCAATGTATAAAGATGTTCAAATTATACAAAAAATAAACAATGGTGAAAAATCACTATCTCAAGTTTATAATGAAATAATTAACGAATCAATATATGATATTGTAGTTTTGGTACATGATGATTTAGAATTTGAGACCAAGAATTGGGGTGAAAAAGTTTTAAAACATTTTAAAAGACAAACCGAATACGGTATACTTGGTTTAGCTGGAACAAAATATCTCCATGAGAGTGCACAATGGTGGTCAATTTCAAGTTCAATGTATGGTATTGTAAACCATAAGAACGATGAAAAATCATGGACAAGTAGATACTCCAACGATATCGGAAGTAGAGTAGAAGAAACCGTAATTGTGGATGGTTTATTTATTGCATTAGATAAGACTATAATAAAACATAAGTTTGATGAG